TCACCAACAACTTTAAATAAAGTTATTACAATTATTAAAGAAGATAAAGATTTACTAAATGCTTTTCAAACAGTTGCTAAAAATGATTTAATGTTTAAGTCTACCGACAACAGAGGTAAGTTTGTATTTGATAAATTTGCAAACTACATGAAAAATAATAGACAATTATTAACAAAAACATTTGCAGATAATCCTCAGTACGTAAAAGACTTGGATATGTTTAGAGATGCTCTAGAAATTACTACTAGAAAGTCTACGCAAAAAACAATTGGTAAAGCTGAGACTGCATTAAATGATATAATTAGAGCGAGACTTGGACAGTTTACAGTTGCAGGTAGAACATTTACTGCGTTGAAAAAAATTGTAAGAGCGGACGTGGACAAACAATTAACAGAAATTATTACTAATCCAAATCAACTTAAAGAATTATTAAAACTAAAAGATGTAAAATCTACGTCTCCTTTAGCAAAACAAACTATATCTAGATTGTTTGGTTATTATATTTTTGATCAACAATTCTTTGAAGACGATGAATATTCACCAACTATGATTGATTTTGTAGATAAACAAAAAGTATCTGAAGCAGTTACCGATATTAAAGAAGGGGACGACCAAACTGAGTTAGCTAAACTAGAGGCACCTACATTACCATTGAACCTGGGTTCAACTACAGCGGCACCTGGCCCAACACCACCGGCTACCGGACAAGGGATCGCTAGTGTTGCATCAAGACAAGAATATGGATCTTTATTTCCACAAGATGTTTTAGGTGAAGCTATAGCTAAGAGAGGAATGGCATAATGAATAAGACGGCAATGCAACGAATCGATTCACACGAGAAGTTATGCCGTATCATGCAAAAACAAACTCACGATAGAATGGAAAAGATAGAACAATCAGTTTCCAGAATAGAAAGAATATTAATAGGATGTGCCGGAGGATTATTAGCCGGTATGGGTTATATCATTTTTGAACTTGTGACAAGGATATGATATGCCTGCTCCTCTTTTAGGTTTACCTGCCTTACTACAAACAATAGCAACTATCGGTGTAGGTGGTGCTGTTGGATATAAAGCACAAAAAGATTTACAACCTTACATAAAACAGTTAAAGAGTAGTCCGGAAGATATGGACACACCACAATTAAAAATGTTACGGGCATTATTATTGCCTAATCAAGCTATTGCAGCGGAAGCAAAAGATTTAATATCTAAATCAGCACCTGGTTTAACAGGAGAGGGAATTACTATAGGCCCTAAAGCTGAAGATATAGAGAAGGTACAAGAAGAAATAAAACAAGTTACTAAACCACCAATAACTTCAACACCTATTAAACCAATAACAACTGAAACATTTCCTGCAGAGCCACAACAAAAACCAGAGCCACCGGTTCAACCAGAAGTAGATGTAGAAACAAAAGAAGAGTTTCCAGCGACAACGGAAACTAAACCAATTATATATGAAAAACAAAAAGATGAAGAGACAGCTCTTATTGGAACTAAGGCTATCGAGGGTGGTAAACAAATAAAAGATATCACTGCAGGAGTATCTGCGCAAAAAGATACTGTTCCAGGAATATTAGAACAAAGTAAATTAGCAATACCTATTAAAAAATTCTTTGAAGAAGATGATCAAGTGGTTAATTATAAAATTGGTGACACTGTTGGTGCTTATGGGGATATGGTGGAAAGAAGTTTAGATATTGAAGCAAACGTAAAACCCGATTTTAATTTAGATAAATTTGGCGATGTAGTAAAACAAAGAGCAAAAGCGTTTGATCAAGATGCAGCATTTGTAGCCGAAAGTGTTTCTAGTGATTTTGAAGGTGCAAATGTCGGATTTGAATTAGATTTTGGATCAAATTTAAAAATGCAAGATGCATTAAATTTTGCAAACTTATTATCTGAAACTGCAACAGTAGATGGTTTTACATTTAAAGTTAAAAACTTAGATAGTTCAGGAGCATCAATATATCTACCACAGACTGAAAAAGATTTAGAATTAATTGAAAAAACTTTAAAAAGATTTGGAACAACAGAGGATATTGGTAAAGCAGGATTTATTATGCCTGATGGAAAGATGTTAAACTTCAGCATGAGAGGTGGAAACTTTAGAGATACTGAACATAGAAGAGTAGGTTTCTTAACCAAAGAAGGTTACAACGGTGTAGATTTTGGCCCGATGTATGATTGGATGTTAAGAACGGGTGGTGTAAGAGTTACTGGAAATGCAAATAGATTATATGCAGAACTTGCAGGTAAACCTAATTCAACACAAATTAAAAAAATTACAGATGAGTACAATCAAAATAGAGATAAATATGATTCATTAATAATCAGTTTAGCAATACCAGGAGAGGAAGATTTTGGTAGAGGTGGTTTTGGAACTGAACAATTTGATGTAAGAGGATTTGGAGATAATTTAAAAAATCAAGAATTAAGATTACCTAATGAAGCCTTTTATGAAATCAGCGGTGAAAGAGCAGATCCCGGTAAAATTTTAAATAAATTAAAGGGTGCAGATGTAGTAGGTAAAACATTTACAGGATTAAGACAATTAAATATTCCAGAATTTTCTGACTTATCGAATGAGAAAGCTAGAGAAAGAATAAAAATTATATATGATAATATAAATAATTTAAGTGAACAAAGCGGATTAAAAATGCTAGACAAACCTAATGTAAAATTCTATAACACAAAAGTATATACGAAAGGAAAAGATTACTAATGGCTACTATAAAAGGTGTTTACGATTTAATTAAAGCAGACAAAGACGCGGGTAAACCAATAAACCCATTTGAACAAGCTATCCTCGATGCTGTCGAGAAAGAAAAAGAACAACCAACCACTAAAGAAGTAGATGTTTCATTTGTAAAAAATAAAGATGAAACTAATTAGAAAATATCCTTACACACATTATAATAGATTTTCAGATACTACAGGTAGAAAGTATCTTGTCGGAGAAGCTAAAGTTCCAAGTGTCACTACCATTTTATCAGCAACCAAAGATAAACGATTCTTAGAAAATTGGAGAAGAAAAGTAGGTAATGCCGAAGCAGATAGAATAATGAACCAAGCCTCTACAATTGGAACGGAAATGCATCAAGTATTAGAGTATGCGTACAACGGAGCAGGATACTTTAATGCAAGTGAATCGGGTAAACAACCACGGATGATGGCCAAAATAATATTACAAAATTTAAAAATAGAAGAGGTATGGGGTAATGAGGTATCTTTAGAATACAAGAATCAGTTTGCAGGGACAACGGATCTTGTAGCAATGGCGTATGGTAAACCATCAATAGTCGATTTCAAACAAGCAAACAAACCAAAAAGAGAAGAGTGGGTAGAGGATTATAAATTACAATTAGGTGCATACTATCTAGCACACAAAGAAAACTACGGGCCTATCGAGCAAGGAGTGATTAGTATTTGTACAAGAGGATTACAGTATCAAGAATTTAAATTGCAAGAACCAGAATTAATGGAGTTTGGTGAAAAGTTTTTAGAAAGAGTAGAGCAGTTTAAAAAACTACAATAACCAATCTTTTAATTCTTCCTCACCTAAAGTCTTAGCCGCTATCTGACCTTTTTTAGTTAGAGCTTTCATAATTTTTTCATCAATAGTATTCTGTGTAATTATATCAATAATTACTACAGTCCCCTTCTGGCCCGATCGATGTGCTCTGTCTTCAGATTGTTTTCTTACTTCTAAATTATAATTGTTAGAAAAATAAACAACTGTATTTGCGGCAGTAAGTGTTAAACCATAACCACCCGTTGTAGGATTAGATACAAAGAATCTTACCTTAGGATCATTTTGAAATAATTCTATAGCCTGTTGTCTATCTTTAACTTTAGTTGCACCATATATTTCTACGAAAGAACTTTTACCATAATTTTCTGTGAGGAATTGTTTTATCTGTTCTATGTTGTAAATGTAATTGGCCCAGATAATTATCTTGTCATCAGTCTCTTCAATAATTTCTTGTAGTGCATTTATTTTTTGTCTACCAAAATCTAAAATGTTTCCATCATCATCTTTACAAAAACCATTAGTCAATTGATGAAGTTTTATCATCTCAGTTAATTTATTTGAAAAAGAAATAGTAGTATCACCAACAATCGCTAAAGCTTTTCTTCTAAGTTTTTCATAAAGAATACCTTGCTCACTTGTCATAGTGACGTGTCTTTTCTGTCTTACTTTTGGTTTTAAATCTAAACATTCATCTTTACGAACTCGATAAGAGAATTTATCAAGCTTTCCTTCGAGCTCTTCTATATTTTTATAAAATTTTGGAATAGTAATAAATCTATTTGCACCCATTTGGATTTGTTGCATTTCCGCATATCTATTTCTAAATGAATAAAAACTTTCAAACCCTAATAATTTATAATCTAAAAAATAACATTGCGAATATAAATCGAGTGGAGATTTAGTAACCGGAGAACCTGTTAATATCCTTCTAAATTTACAAAGTTTATGTAAAGATAAAATAGATTTAGTTCTTTTGGCCTTAGGATTTTTAATTGTAGTAGACTCATCAATTGCTACAAAATTTTTTGGGAATTTTTTCAAGTACTTTTCAGCCTCTTTAAAACCAGTCTTGCCGGATAAGGCCTCTACATTCATTAAAAATATTTTAAGCTTTTTACTTTTAAGAAATCTGTCCCAAGTTTTAGGTTTATCAACCTTCCATTGAAATACATCTCGTTCTACTACATCTGGTAGGTGAGTTTCGATTTCTTTACTCCATATAGTATATACTGATTTTGGAGCGATAATTAATACTGTATCTATTTCATTTCTAAGATATAAATAACCTATGTTATCGATTGCAGTTTTAGTTTTACCTGTACCCATTTCCATAAAGTATGCATATGAAGATGCGTTAGCAGATTTATTTAAGGCAGTTCTTTGATGCTCAAACGGTTGAGTCTTATACGGGTATTTCCATTCCATAAAAAATATATAAATTTTTTACTTGCATTAATCAAGAAAATAATTATTAGAGAAACAGGAGGAAAAATATGGACAATCTAGATATAGAAAAGTTCTCAAACATTGAATTAAGTAAGGATGATGTTGCATCCATATCTAAAAAATGTAATGAACTAAAAGGTCTTCAACAACAGATTGAAGACAAAGAAAAAGAAATTTCTGAGCTAAAGAAACAAGCTAAAGAATATGAGGAACGAACAATTCCTGATATGATGCAGGAGGCAGGAGTTCAAAAACTTGAACTTGCTGACGGTACTAAGGTTGAAGTGAAACCTTTTTATGCTGCAAAAATTCCAGAGTCCCGGAATGATGAGGCTTTCTCTTGGCTTAGGGATAATGGTCATGGAGACATGATCAAAAATGTTTTAACGGCCAATATAGATAAGGGCCAAGATAATCAAGTATCTGAATTAGTAAGGATATGCGAGCAACTTGGTTTTGCTTATAGCCAAAAACAAAAAGTAGAACCTATGACTTTAAAGGCTTTTATTAAAGAACAAGTCGAAAAAGGCAAAGAGGTTCCATTTGATATGTTTGGGGTATATATTGCTAATAAAACAAAAATAACGAACAAATAATAACGGAGTAAATATGAAGTTAAATGACAAAAAAGAAGTCGCTGTCAAACAAACTGGTGGCGCAGTTGCAAATTTAAATATCGAAAAATTTGCAGATGAAGGATTTGATAATGTAGATTCAAAAAGTCTTGCATTACCATTTTTAAAAATCCTTGGACAATTATCCCCTCAAGTAACTCAAGGGGATTCTCAATTCATACAAGATGCTAGACCTGGTATGATATTCAATACAGTTACAAATCAACTATATGATGGCACTAAAGGAATTTCAGTAATTCCATGTTTTTATAAGCTTGAATACATTGAGTGGAGAGACAGAGGTATGGAAGGTAGTTCAGCACCTGTAAATATCTATTCATCGGATAGTGATATTATGTCTAAAACAACTAGAGACGATAAGAATAAAGACAGACTTGAAAACGGAAACTACGTTGAAGAGACTGCCTCTCATTATGTTTTAGTTGTTGAGGGCGAAGGAGTTGCTAGCACTGCCATGATGACCATGAAATCTACTCAAAGAAAAAAATCTAAGAAGTGGAATTCAATGATGATGTCAGTTAGAGAAAAGAAAAAAGATGGAACAGGTTACTTTAAACCTGCACCATTTACTCAGATGTACACTCTTAAAACGGTACTAGAAAAGAACAATTTAGGTTCTTGGTATGGTTGGGAGATCGAGCATCAAGGGTCAGTTCAATCTAATGATATCCTAGAGGCGGCTTACAATTTTTACAAAAGCTGTAAGCAAGGCGCTGTAAAAGTAAATCACGATAAAGAAGAGTCTGTAGAAAAAACACCATTTTAACTATGGACATACTTGACAAGACCCTGGGGGAGTTTATACAACTCTTCCAGGGCTCTGCTACATATTTTGGTGCTTCTGAACCATTAGGTCAAAAACGTGACCGTGATGGTAAACAAGAATTCAAACATTGGGTTGAACCTAAACCCATGACTAAAGAGCATTGGTTACAACATTTAAAAGGAGAAAAATACTATGGATCAGTTCCCATTAGAGATGATAATACATGCTCTTGGGGGGTCATCGATGTTGATCGTTATAATATACAGCATAAGGAAGTTATATCGATTATACGGAAAAGGAAATACCCACTAGTACCATTTCGATCAAAATCAAATGGTCTACATCTAGTTTTATTTATTGATGGTGTAATACCCGCATCGTCAATGCGAAAAAAATTAATTGAACTTGCCTCAGACCTTGGGGTCAATGATACTAAAACCGATATTTATCCCGCACAGGATGAAGTAGATTTAACACCGGAAGATTGGAATAAAAAAAGAAAAGGTAACTTTGTAAATTTACCATATCAAAAAGCACACATGACTACTCGTGTTGCTATGGATGATGAAGGTAATTCAATTCCAATAGATAAATTATTTGAGTTTGTAAAACCTTACAGACTTAGCCCTACAGATTTTAAAAAATTAAAAATATTCCAGGATGATGAAACCAAAGATTATCCACCATGTGTAGTAAACTTTATGAAAAATAAAGTTAAGAAAGGTGAAGGCAGAAATGATGCAATGTTTAATGTTGCAGTGCTTGCAAAAAAAATAAACCCAGATCCGGTTATGTATCAAGATTGGACTCGAGAAATGATGGGTAAAGTTTGTGAGGAAAAATTACATCCACAGGAATTAGAAAATATTTTTAGAGGAGTAGAAAATAAAGATTATGCTTATAAATGTAAAACATCAATTGCAAGAATGCATTGTTCATCATCCACTTGTTTAAGACGTAAGCATGGTATTGGGGCCAATGAAGCAATCCCAGAAGTCGGTAAACTCATTAAAGTAAATTCATACCCAGAACCTTATTGGATACTTCCTATTCACGGTAAGTCTGTTCGATTATCTACAAAACAATTGTATCAGCAACAATTACTCGGAGAACAGTTATTAAATTATGATATTGTTTGGAGACCGCTTAAACCAACTAAAAGAGACCCAGACCCTTATCGAGATTGGTTAGATGAATTAGTTTCAAACAAACAAGACATGGAAGGTTTCGATGCACATGAAGAACAATCCGATGTATTTAATTCTAGACTATCTCAATTCTTAGAAGATGTAGAAGATACTACTGAGTTTGATCAAATTGAATCTGGTAATATATGGATTGATAAAGTAGAAATGAGATTTAAGCTTGAGACTTTTAGAAAGTTTATGAAGAAGATGGGTTACAATTGGTCTGAGAAAGATTGTACAAGATTTTTAGAAGCGGGTGGAGCAGCACCTAAGAAAAAATTCCAAAACATTGATACACGTCATTGGGTCGTAAGTTTACCAAAACAAAGTGAACATAAAAATAAAGATGTTAAATTCGTTAAACAAAAAGCTGCGTGGGAAGACAATTAAAATATTCGGCCCACCAGGAACAGGAAAGACAGAAAACCTACTTAGAAGAGTTCAAAGGTTTTTAAAACAGGGTATTGATCCCGAAGAAATTTGTTATATTTCATTTACTAATAAAGCGGTAGATGAATGCGTGAGTCGTATTCGTAAAAAATTTAGTGAGTACGATGAAGATCGATTTAAATATTTTAGAACCTTACATAGTTTAGCAAGACAACAGTTTGGAGAAATTCCGGTGCTTGATCCAAGAGCAGACATGCTCATGTTTCATACTCAATACGGAACCGTCAAAGTTAATTACCGAGAAGATTACGATGAAGCTAAAGTCTATAACAATTGGTCGTTACAAATTTATGATCGTGCAAGAAACATGAAGGTAGATCCGGTATCTTTATATAAACAACAAACTCGAAAGAATGTTCGACTACAACAGTTCAAATCTATTATTGCAGGCTACGAGGAATTTAAAACAATGGAATTGGAGAACGGACACCGGACAGCGGACAGACTCGATTTCACCGACATGGTACAAAAATTTATTGAGGACGGAGCAAGGTTACCTATAAAAGTTTTAATGGTAGATGAGGCCCAAGATTTAACACCGTTACAGTGGGATATGGTTGTAAAGATAGCTGAAAATGTTTGGAGAGTTTATATTGCAGGCGATGATGATCAAGCAATCTATGAATGGAATGGAGCTGAGGTGGAATATTTCCAAACGTTTCCTGGACGAAATATTATTTTAAAAAAATCAGTAAGACTCAATAAGAATGTTCACTTCTTTTCTAAATGTTTATTAGAAGGGATGAAGGGTAATAGAGTAGAGAAAGAATTTTATTCGAACGATAAAGAGGGATCTGTTCATTATTGGAATACTTTAAAGAAAGTGCCTTGGGATCTTGAAGGTAATTGGTTAGTGCTTGCTAGAATAAATGATGTAAAGAAAGAATTACAAGAAGAGGCAAGAAATCTTTCATTATATTACCAAGATGTAAAAGGCAATAAATCTTTTGATATGAACCAATTCCAAGCAATACAATATTGGGAAAAAATATGTGAAGGTGGAAGTATTACAAGAGAAGAGGCCTGTATCATGTATGAATATTTATTAAATATCGACCACGGTTTTAGATCTCAAGATAGTAAAAAATGGAGTTTTGCTCATCCTCAACAAGTATTTAATTTTGATGAATTACATTTAAGATGTGGTATGAGAGATGAAAAGGGCCCATGGATAGAAGTATTTAAAAGAAAATTTAAAGAGAAAGATAAACAATATTTTTTAAAAATGATTAAAGAAGGCGTAGATTTAAACGAACCTCCTAAAATTATAATAGATACTATTCATCAAGTAAAAGGTGGAGAGGCAGATAACGTAGTCTTGTCTAGTAAATGTAACTTTCCATCACATTATGAAAAGAAAAACTTAAAAGAAAAGGTTAAAGAACTTCGGGTTTGGTATACGGGTGCAACCAGATCTAAAGGTACGTTACATTTGTTAGGCACCCATCATCAATATAATTTTCCATTAGGGAAATATTACAAACTATATGAGGCTAATTATGACAGATAAAGATATGTTTGATGGAGCATTTCCACAACACACCCAGGTAGGCGGGAATCACTACACTAAGTTTGAGATTCAACCGTATGAATTTATATCAAAAAATAATTTAACGTTCTTTCAAGGCAACGTTATTAAGTACGTTTGTAGGTATATGAAAAAAGGTGGTATTCAAGATTTAGAAAAAATAAAACATTATTGCAATTTGGAAATTTTAAAAATGAAAGATGCAAAAAGAAAAAAGTAAATGTTATAAGTGTAATAAAATAGCGGTTGTAATTGATAATAAAAAATACTATTGTGGCGAGTGTTACTGCATTAAATATAAGATACTAAAAAAGGAAAAGAATGACTCATCAACTTAACTTTATCTATAATGATTCTGATTGGGTTTGCCCGGCAGAATACCCCGACTTATCTCAAGCAAAAGAAATTGCAATCGATTTAGAGACTAAAGATCCAAATATTAAAACAAAGGGTTCAGGTTGGGCTACATTTGATGGCCAGATTGTAGGGTTTGCTGTAGCCGCATTCGACCAACAATGGTATTTTCCCATCGCTCACGATGCGGGTGGTAACATGGATATAGCGATGACTACCGCTTGGATGCAAGATATTTTAAAAACACCGGCAACAAAAATATTTCACAATGCAAGTTATGATGTCGGTTGGTTATTGGTTAATGGTTTTGAAATAAAAGGTAAGATTGTAGATACCATGATTGCGGCCGCAATTGTAAATGAAAACAGATACAGTTTTAGTTTAAATGCGTGTGCAAAAGATTACTTAGGTGAACTTAAAAACGAAACTTTCTTAAATGAAAAAGCAAAAGAGTGGGGTATAGATCCTAAAGCAGATCTTTGGAAACTGCCCGCAGGCTATGTTGGCTTTTATGCTGAACAAGATGCGGCCCTAACTTTAAAACTTTGGCAATATTTTAAACATGAAATAACTAAACAAAGTTTACATGATGTTTGGGATATGGAAATGGAATTGCTTCCAATCTTAATTGATATGAGACGAAGAGGAATACGAATTGATATTGAGAAAGCTCATCTCTTAAAGAAAGAATTTAAATCTAAAGAGAAAGAGGTGTTACATAAGATTAAAAAAGAAACTACGATGGATGTAGATATTTGGGCCGGAAGATCAGTCGCTCAAGCTTTTGATCGATTAGGGGTGGAGTATCCACGGACACCGAAAACCGGAGAACCAAGCTTCACGCAAAACTGGCTAGTAAATTGTAGTAACCCGATAGCGCAACTAGTAAGAGAAGCAAGAGAAATAAATAAATTCCATTCAACATTTATAGACTCAATATTAAGATATACCCACAAAGGTAGAATTCATTCTGAAATTAATCAGTTAAGATCCGACCAAGGTGGAACTGTTTCGGGAAGACTATCATATTCTAATCCAAATTTACAGCAAATTCCTGCGAGAAATAAAGAGTTTGGAGATAAAATTAGATCTTTATTTTTACCAGAAGAAGGTAGACAATGGGGTAGTTTCGATTACTCACAACAAGAACCAAGATTAGTTGCTCACTACGCGGCTTCGGTTAATTCACAATTCACAGGTGCAGATGATTTTATACAAGCTTACCAAGATGAGTCAGCAGATTTTCATCAATTGGTTGCAGACATGGCCGGAATTCCAAGAACCCAAGCTAAGACAATCAACTTAGGTTTATTCTATGGTATGGGTAAAGCAAAATTATCTAGAGAATTAGGAATAGATAAAGATCGAGCGGAAAAATTACTTAATCAATACAATAATAGAGTGCCGTTTGTTAAGTCTTTAGCCACTGAAGTTACTAGTAGTGCCTCAAAATATGGCTTTATTCGGACTGTAAAGGGCCGTAAATGCCGATTTGACATGTGGGAGCCTACTACCTTCGGAATGAATAAAGCGATGAATTATGAAGAGGCTAAGGCGATTTATGGAAATAATATTAGAAGAGCCTTTACGTATAAGGCTTTAAACAGATTAATTCAAGGGTCAGCCGCAGACCAAACTAAACAAGCCATGATTGATTGTTATAAAGCGGGAATGATGCCTTTGTTACAAATTCATGATGAGTTATGCTTTTCAATAAATAACGAAGATGATATAAAATTAATCACACAAAAAATGGAGAATGCAATTGAACATCTCAAAGTACCTTTCACCGTTGATATTGCCCTCGGACGATCCTGGGGAGAAGCTAAGGAATAAAGACTGTAAAGAGTGTAACAATACCAGAATTATTCTTGAGGTTGAGGATCTTGAGATTCGTTCGGAGAATCCTTGTCCTCATTGTTCTCCGACACCGGATCAGTTTCGTCTTTCTGGTCTTCTATAATTTTTTTATATTTACTTGGGTGTTTCCATACAAAAGTCATTTTTCCTCCTTTAGTTAGTGAATATGGCCCGATGATTTTATCTTTTTAATCTTTTTAACTTAGCTTTATATTTTTTCAAGTAAGTTAAAGTTGTTTTGTTTTTAGTTTCCCACTTTTTAACTAAAGACTCAAGATGCTTTATCTTCAAGTCTTTCTTTTCCTCAAGTGAAATAACTTTTATTTTTGGTTTTAATGTACCTTCAAACCACTTTTGGTCATAAGCAAATTTAATCATGCTCAATTCCAACTCAGCTTGTTGATAACAATGTTCCCTTAAATTTGGTCTTAGAAAATTATGAACCATATGAGATACATCATGGATCAATCTTCTCCAACCTTTACTTAAAGAACTTGGGTTACCGGATAAACATATCCAACATCTTCTAGGTTTTCTAAAATAGAAACCTGACCCAGATTGTTTTTTAGTTACCCACTTGTTTCTCAAATTACTCCAAACTTTTTTCCTAGCAAATTTCTTTACTAATCGTTTGTAAGCTTTTTGAGCTTCTTGTTTAGTAATGTAAGGTAGATCTTTTGGTAGATATGAATTGCACTCATTATACTTTTTTTTAGTATTAATGATTACGTCTGTTTTAGCAATCCATGTTTCCATTTGATCTATTACTTGTTGCGCTGTTTTCATAACAACTCCTTTTGTTAGATCAGACCATATTCACAATGTTTAATAGCTAAGTGACTTTTTAATCACTAATAAAAATTTCTCATAAAAATTTTTACAACGCTATTATATCAAATTGACTTTTTCGATTTTTTGCAAAAAAATATTTTTATTGAATTCTAGAGCGATGAAGTTTTAGGGTGTTTTATTTTTGATGCGACAATGTAACATCTTTTTGGGATTTGATGGGTCTTCCACTATTATCTCTTTTTCGATTGTTCCATCGACAATCTATTTCCAAAACATTATCATTCTTCCCATAACAAATTTTAATTAAATGTCCTTGTGCGGTGTCTTCAATCCAATATTTTTTATAATCTAATAAATAAATAATATCGTCCATTAGTGTAATGACTTATCGATTTTTTTTTCAAATGTATAATTAGAAAGTTTTAGATCTTGACAAATATCATAAAGGATATGCCACACATCTAATTCAGTTTTTTTTAATTTTTTAAATCCACCAAGAAAGTGTGCTTTAGTTGTTAAAGTATCTTCAAGTGCTTGAACTTGTTTAACGGTTAAATAAATTTGAACGCCTTTAACTTTTTTTCGGGACATGGATAGCCTAGAGAATAATTGAAAAAATAAAAAATGCTAGTTATTTTTTTAACTAGCTATATCAAAAAGACCTTTTTTGGCATCTTCAACAGATTGCTCAGCAATCTTTACCTTAAGATCTTTAATTTTAATATCGATCCATTTCATATCAGTCGTTACTCGTCCCTGTGCCAATGCTTGGTTGGCCCACTTGGACTCCAACTGAAGCTTTTCCGATATTAACTTTTGTAGTTGCATCTCGGTCAACCTCCTCGAAGGTTAGAAAAAGAAAATCCGGGTTATGAAATCCGGCCCCTTCTTTCTCGGTTACATCTCCTGAGTCAACCTTCTTTGAAAACGTCTCAAGAGCGTCTTTATCGTTCTTGGCCTCAAGCGTCTCATCAACATATATATTTTTATAGTTAGCTTGGACGCGATAAAGTTTCATATATGATTATATATCAAAATGAGAGGGAATTGCAACTATGAAGGTGTTCCCGGCTTTGGAAGTGGTATAATTGGCTTATTTTTTATCTTTCTGCACTCAAATTTAACAGCTAATTGTTCTTGATTTACCCGATCTGGGTTCAATTGTTCTAAAGATTTACCAGATATTTCATATCCAGCGAGCGCACAGGATCTATGATCTTTAAATTCCATATTTACGTGCACACTTTCATAGCATTGACCCGCTAACATACTGCATAAATGTAATACTAAAATAAATTTCATCCTATATTATCCTATAACATTTTTTCCTTGCATATCCCATTTAAATGTTTATATAGTTTTTGCAAATGAAAAAAATAAAAACAATAAAAGAGGTTAGCATGAATGAAGACAAACTTAAAGCTTTGGAGGGTTTAAATGTTTAAATCTAAATCTGAAGCTTTTAGCGATTGGGTAGAAGAAATGGATAAAGTACTTTCTGAAACTCGATCTTTAACAACTGATGGTCAGCCTATGGAATGGTCTGATCTTCATTTTAATCAACAAGCAAAAAAACTTGCGGATGTTCCACTTGTACTAGATGATCAAGCAATATACCCACTCAATGAGTGGTCTGCTAAAGATCTGATCCAAAGTGAAATTGATGCAAAAACCAACTCAAGTGAGGAGCACTAAAATGCAAAAAGCAAATAAAAAAGATGCGAACGTAATACACGTTACAAGAGACTACGGTATGTTTAAAACCGTAAAAGGTAATCGAGCAATTGACCAAAGTCACGTCAAGAGGTTGATTAGAGAAATGAAAAAGAAGGATCTAGAACTCCCGATTTTCATTAATGAGAACGATGAAGTAGTTGATGGTCAACATACTTTAGAGGCACGTAAACAGTTGAATAAACCAATACGATACATAAGAGGTAAGTTCGAAAGTGAATTCGATGTTGCCGTTATGAATGCTAATAGAAAAAATTGGCCGATGACTGCTTACTTAAATTTCCACATTGAAAATGGAAAAAAAGATTATCAAATCGTTAAAGCAATGACCAAGCAATATTCTTTACCATTAGAATGTGCTTTGTTTATTTTAGCGGGCGGATACTCTATGTGGAGAGAAACAAGAGACGATTTTAAATCTGGTAAATTTAAAATTACTCACCTACAAAGATGTAATGATATGGGGTCTTCATTAATGTATATAAAAAATAATTTTAACATTAATTTGACTAGAGGTTTTATTACTGCATATGCGGTGGTATCAGAACATCCTAAATTTAAGTGGGAACGTTTTAAAAATGCTTTAAAAACAAAATCTGCGTTATTGTTACGAGGTACAAACACAGAAGATTTTGTTAGAGTATTTGATAAAATCTATAATGGGAATGTTCATAACAAAATAAATTTTGTTAGATATTTTATTGATAGGGATTACCAAAAAGACGAAGATCAAGACCAAGAATAGAAAGGAACACACATGGACATAAGCAAATGGAAATCTTGCGCTGTCGACATTGACACCTATTGCATTTTACGTGCAATGGGTAGTCATGGGTTTCGTAAACCCGCATCGATGATTGCAAAAATTACCGATGATGAGGTTAAAAAGATCGCGAAGAAAAATAACGCGTCTTACGAAAAAACGAAGGAGAATTTATTGTCTCAAGGCCGAAAGCTCTTGAACGGTAAATAGTGGCCACGTTGGGCGGGTACGGGAGACTTTCCCCGCCCAATAAAACACTTGCAATTCATTTTAAAAATCATTAAATATTAATTACGTATTCCAATTTACCTATATGAAAAAGTGGGGTTAAACACTTTACGTTTCATTAAACACGAAAAATTTTAATAACTTTAATTTTGAGAGGTTAAAGGTATTGGATACGTTGCTTTTAGGTATTTTAGCCCTCCGGGTTAAAATTTATGTGCGGAGTTTCATTCCATATCTTTTCCCCCTCCGCACATAAACTATGGATGAACTTGAGAAATTAACTGTTGAAAATTTACAAATCTGCCGTGAACTAGACGGGCCTGACCGGTGTGAATTTATCGAAAGTCATTTAGAAGATTATAATTTCGCTTTAGCTGTCGTTTCATCCCCTAAAATATTGAGGTATTACCGTGAATTACTCACTAAACTTGTTAGAGATTTTGGGCATTAATATTTCAAGGGAACTGACCCGCGAACAACGGCTACCGGAAGAGCGATTATTCCAAGCGATTATATTACAAGCATTCGAAGATGCGTTAAGTATTGGGGAAATGAAACAAGATGCATATGCAAAGCAAGATAGCTTTAATTGGTTTTCAACTATAAGTGATGATTTTGATACGGTCTGTTGGTTTGCTAATTTTGATCCCGAAATAATTCGTAACAAATTTAATGAACTCGTTAGAAATAAAACAATCCATTATACCAAAAAACAACTTAAATGGCTACGG